TCGTGACGCGGATGCCCTTGTCGGCGCAGAACTGCGCGGACTTCTGCGAGCCCATGCAAGCCATCGCCCAGCGACCGAAGTTGTACGCCTCCTCGGCGGACTTCAGGTAGCGGGCGCGACCGTAGACGGGCTTCGCAGCCTCGACGACGACGGGCTTACTGGAGCGGGCGCCCTTGCTGATCTCGTCGCGGATGACCGAGCGGACCTCGGAGGCGAGGCTCTTGGCCATGTCCTCGGGCTTCTCGTCCATCGCGGCCTCGACCGGAGCGTCGGCCATGCTGATCTCGATATCGATGGATGCGGGATCGACGGGGTTGCCCTCGGCGTCCACAACCATCACGTCCTCCATGTACAGGGCCTTCGCCTTGGCGAAGCCCTTGGAGCCCTTCTGGTTTGCGAGGCTCTGCAGATTCTTCTGCAGCTCCTCAAGTGTGATCTTCTTCATTGGTACAGGTTCCCTTGTTGGGGTTGGTTTCGGTGAGTGAGTTGACGTGCGGCGCAGGTCATACGTCCGGGCGCTAGGCCCACCGTCCCGACCGATCCGATGCCACAACACTAGGCGCGCCAAAAGCAGCGCAGGCCGCCCACAACGGACGGCCCGCGCCAAGGAGAGAGTCTGTTCGTCAGTCCGCGTAGATGCGCCCACGGGCGCGCGCAATCTCGTCGCGCACGATCCGGGTGCGGTCATCCGCAGCGACGGCGGGGATCGTAACGGCGACCTTCCATTTGCGGGCGACCTCGACCGGGGCGGGCGCGTCGGGCACCGTGACGCCAAAGCGCTTGACCGCGGCGGCGCTCACGAGCCCCTTGCGGACGGCGGTGATGATCGCGTCCTGATTGGCGGGGATGCTCACGACGCTGACTTCGAGGAGCTTCCACTTGCCGTAGACGCGGCGCACGCCCTCGCCAAAGCGCTCCGTGTCCGCCTTGCTGGCAGGGCGCGCCTCCGTGCCGAGGAAGCCGATGCTCATCGTGTTCAGCGCGCCAAAGTCCAGCAGCGCCGCCACGGTGTCAGGGAGCCAGTCGCCCGTATGACCTTCCGGTCGCGGCGCGAGCGCGAACTCCGCCTCGATGGCGCGGTCGCCGCGCTTCATCTTCAGCATCTTGCCGATGGGCTTCAGCGTGTCGTGCTCGTAGAGGAGCACTGGGTTGCGCTCGTAGTCCTTGCTGTTCATCCCGGCGGGGATCACGACCTCGCCGTCGCGGTCCACGCTGTCGGTGGTGATCGTCGCCGTGAAGGTGCGCGCCTTGCCGGCGCTCTTGCGGATCGATGCGGAGAGGTTCTTGCTGTTCATGCGTCGAGTACGGGTACGAGGGTGCAGCGGCAGAAGGGGTGGAGCGGGGGGCCGCTCACGTCACCATACGCTAGGTTGAGCTCGCGCCCGTCCGTGGCGACGATGCGGTCGCCGGCGCGGAAGAAGGGCTGGTCGAGCTCTACGCCCTGCTCGCCGTACTCCATCGCGGCAATCTCGCAGAACTCGCAGGACGTCGGAGAGAGCAGCCACTGCTTGCGGGTGATGACGCCGGACTCGCGCCAAGCCTCGATCTGGCCGTCCGTGTACGCCCGGACGCTCTCGGTGCGGGCGATGCGGGCGGCGGTCATCTCGTCGAAGCCCTGCGCCTCAAGGTCCGCGATCACCTCGTCGGTGGTCTTGAGCTCCTCGATGCCGCGCGCAATCGTGTCGCCGACGCGCCTCGAGTAGCTGCCTGCCGCGCTGTCGCCCACCCGGTTCGCCGCGTCGCGCGCAGCCTGCACGGCGTACTCGCTCGCCTCGTCAAAGATGACGTTCTCGCCGACCTCGATCCGCATCGCCTGCTGGATCTGGTCGAGCCCCGCCGCGACGCCAGCGCGCGCCATGAACTGACCGTACGGGCCCGCAGCCTCGGCGATGAGCGTGGCGAGCTGCGGCGCCATCGTCTGCGCCTGCTGCGCGATGTAGGTGATCTTCGCGCGCCCCTCGAGCCTGCGGCGGTCGGCGTCCTGCACGATCCCATTCAGCCACGGCCCGAAGATGTCGCGCATCCGCCGCGTGAACGCCTCAAGCTCCCGGCGCTCGATCTCGTGGAGTGGCACGTCGCCCGCCTTGCTGCGAATGACCTGATCGTCTGCGATCATGGGCATCCACGGCATGATGCCTTTCTCGTCGATGCACCGCGCAGCAGGCGAGCGCGCCAGCGCCTTAGCCGCACGGAGGATGATGCGGTCGCGGCTGCACATCAGGCGTCAGGCTCGCCGTCCCACACCCACAGGCAGGTCGCCTCGTCAAGCACCGCGTCCGAGTACGGCTTGGGCGGGATGAACGCATCGCGCTGCGCGTCGTACGTGTAGCCGATGCCCGCGTAGTTGAACCGTAGCGCCTTGCTCTGGTCGGCGCTCGGCTCGCCCGTGTGCGGGTCGTAGTGGACGCCGCCGCGAGTGTTGTACGAGGTTCGCAGATATAGCGCCGAATCCGGCAAGGTGTCGATGAAGTCTTGTTCCGCAACGATCACGCGGTCAACCTTGCCTGCGATGTTCACTCGCGCAAAATGGCCCATTCCTGTCCCTTTCAACTGTGGCGCGCAAACGCGCCGTAATGCTCTTCACGCACGCGACGCGCAACGATGCGCGCCTCTTCAAGCGTCTTGTAGGTTCCGAAACTGCGGGTACGGCGATTGATCGACAGCCGCACGAACCACCGCCGTGCGCGCTCATGCCAGTAGACGTTCCGCTCGCCGGATGTGTTGTCGCAGCGCATCCGCGAGTTGAATGCGTTTTGGCCCTGCGTCGCCTCGCGCAGGTTCTGAATGCGGTTGTTCAGGCCGTTGCCGTCCGCATGATCGATGTACTCCGGGATGAAGCCGTGATGCCACAGGAACACGACCTGATGCGCTCCGTAGCGCACCTGATCTACGGTGATGCGTCGGTACGTCATGCCGCCGCCACTCATCGCGTTGCATCCGGCTACATCACCCGGATTGGCTCGCGCCTTCTTGATCTTCCAGACGAGGTTGCCATCGTCGCGGTAGTCAAACAGTTCGCGCACTCTCTCTTGGGTCAGTTCCATGACCGCATTATCGCAGGATTCTGCGGCGATTGCCATGTGTGTCCTTATGCGACGAGCGCGAACGTGCCGGAAGTCGTGAAGGTGTGGATGCTGTAGCCGCTTGCGCTGCTGTACGACCCGCCAGTAGCGCGCTGCGCGCCGAGGTAGCGGACGATGACGATGCCGGAGCCGCCTGCGCGACCCGGATGGGTCAGCACAGTTCCATCTCCCATGTAGCACGCGCCACCGCCACCACCGCCAGTGTTTACAGTGCCTGCTGTCGATGTTGCAGTGCTTCCGCCACCATTGCCGCCGCCGCCAACACCGCCAGTTCCACCGGGCTGACGAGTTGCCGAACTTTCGTTGCCGTGACCGCCGCCGCCGCCGCCTGCATAATCGACCGCGCTTCCGCTAATGCTGCTGCTTGTGCCTGCGCCGCCATTGCCGCCTGCTGTTCCGGCAACGCCGTTTGCGCCTGCCGCAGTGTGTCCACCACCACCGCCGCCTGCTGAAATAAGCGTTGGTGCTGTAGGCGCAATCTCCTGACCATTTCCGCCGCTGCTGCCCTGCGATGGCGACGTTGCTGGCGTGTTGCCTGCTGCACCTGTGGCAGTACGACCGCCACCACCACCAGAGCCGCCCGTTGACGGAGGCGTTCCGGCAACACCGCCACCGCCACCGCCACCTGTCGATGTGATTGACGCAAAGACGCTGTCGCTTCCAGAGGTTCCGCGACCATTGCCTACAGCGGCAGCACCTCCGCCGCCCACCGTGACCGTGTACGACGTTCCGCTTGCCAGCGAGAGCAGCGTTCCGCCATCGACGCGGAATCCTCCTGCGCCACCACCACCACCCGCATATCCGATGCCTCCGCCGCCGCCACCACCCGCCACGACGAGGTACTCGACCTCAAGCGTTTCGGGCTGGAATGTCTGCCACGCCGTGCCGTTGTAGTACTCAAGTCGGCTGCTTGTGCTATTGTGCCGGATCATGCCTGCCGCAGGCGTGCTGGGTCGTTGCGCAATCGTGCCACTGGGGATCGTAATCGCGCCCGTGCTGGTGAATGTCGCGTTGCCCGTGACTCCGAGCGTGCTGTTAATCTGCGTGGCGCCGCCCACCGTAAGCGTGTCCGCAATGGTCACATCGTCGCCGAGCGTGAAGTCGCCGTCTACCTGAAGGTCGCCCTTGAGTGTGGTCTTGCCTCGCACCGCGAGCGTTTCAAACTCGGGATTGACGAGTACAGGCGCGCCGCCAGCGGGACCGCGTGGACCGCGTGGACCTGCGGGACCGCGCTCGCCGGGTTCACCTTTCTCGCCGGGTTCGCCTTGGGGACCACGGGGACCGACAATCGACTCGCCATCGCGCCCGTCGCGGCCCGGTTCGCCGCGCTCGCCTTGTGGGCCTTGGGGACCGGGTACGCCCTGCACGCCCTGCGGACCCTGCTTGATGACGGCGATGGACTTGTGCGCCTGCTCGACCTCATCGCGTGCGGCGTCCGCTGCGATGCGCGCACGCTCGGCGCGCTCGCTCGCCTTCTTCGCAAGCGCGGCTGCAA